TTTTAGTCCTAAATTTGAACCTAATTGATTTTTAAGTATTCCCATGATTATTAATTTATTATAAATATTAAAGTTTATAAGAGGCCATCTGTAAAGTAGATCCTACTTTAACTCCGTCCATAACAACGTCGCCACCTTGATTGACTGCTGCTATCAATTCTCTTAATAAGTCGTTAGTTTCTTTTCCAAATTGTGTACCTCCTGCCATTACTAATGAATCTTGTGGTAAAGATTTAATTACAAAATCTTCAAGTTCATCCCCTGATTCTAATGAATCGGTAACCATTCCTTTTTCACCAAGAATTGATTTATTAGCAAAATCAAGTATTCCTCCTATACCTGCTCCTACAAGTGTACCTACACCGGGTACAACACTTCCAATTGCAGCTCCAAGAGCCATAAATTTATTTTCGTCTAGCGTTCTTGCTAAAGCATCACCAATACCTTTATCCTCACTCTGAGCTGCAGTGTTAAGGTTATCAACTAAATTAACTCCTGCTCCTACTAACGATAAAACACCCGAACCTTTAAGTAATTTGGGTCCTAAATTTTTAAGTAGTTGACCAGGTTTTTTTAACATTTTTAGTATGTTACCTGGTTTTTTCTTTTTAGGGTTCAATAAATCCATCAAACCACCGCCGCCAGACATAGTAACATGCATAGGATTACCTGCAGTACCAAGTTTACCTAATCCCATTTTACCTAATACTGTATCTTTTAGTTTACCTAATCCTTTGAACACTAATGCCCCTCCGGCAACAGCTGCTAAAGTAGATAACACTGGGTAGTCTTTAACTACTCCGAATGCTTTTTGAAGATCTTCTTGAAATTTAGTTATCTTACCACCTACATCATCAGTAGTTTTTTTAACCTTATCAAATTCATCTTTTATTTTTGTGGTTGATTTTGCTACCTTATCTGAGTCAGTAGTAGAAAAACCTAAAAATTTAGAAAATGATTCAATTGCATCTGCTACTTTTTCTGTTGCAGGTAAAATTAAGGTACCAAAGAAATCAGCTATTTTAGCTGAAGCATCTGCTAATCTTTCTGATGTGGTTTGGCTTTCTCTTAATGCTTTTAATGATGCTTCACCTTTTATTGCTTTTTTCTCTTCAGCAGTAAGTGTTTCATATGCTTTGCCAGAGATTTCTTCCATTATTTCTCTCTGCCTTTGCTCTAGTTTAGCATTTTTTATCATCTCAGCACGCATATTAGCCAACTCATCAACAGACATTCCGAGTGCTTTTGCAGCCATACGTTGAGCCATCACGTTACCAGTTTCAAATGCTTTTTGAACTGCTTTTTGTTTTAACATTTCTCCAACAGCAGCATTAAATTTACCTTGAAATGCTAATTCTCTAGCTCTATTTAAGTTGATAGATTCTCCAGTAACGGCAGCCAATTCCATTTCAGCTCTAATACTACTTTCAAAATCTAGAGTACCCATTGCCATATCTCTGGCTTGTGCCATATTAATCCCCATTCTTTTTGCAGCTGCTACTCCTTTAGCTATTTGAGTTACATTGTTACCATTCAGCATAGCTAACTCACCTGTGATATTTGCTGCTTCTCTAAAAAGTTCATTAGAAGAAAAAATAGTATCGTTTGTATCTACTACAGAATCATATAATTCAGATTGACTTTTACCTGTTAGGATAGTAGATCTATAAACGTTTGCTAATTCACTATCAGTTAGTCCTACAAATTCAGCTAATCTGGCTTGATTTGCTAATTGTTCTCCAGTAAGTCGTACGTTTATTCCGGTAGTTTTTGACATTCTTAGTTGAGCTTCCATTAATCTATCCATGTTAATGAAAGTGTCACCGGATGCTGAAGCTAAGTCTTTGAAGTCTTTAACTAAAGCAGTTGCTGCTGATCTAGTCAATCCTAAACCTCTAGCTGTTTTTCCTACCGCGTCGTCTAAATGGGTAAATACACCAACTAATTTTTGTATGCCTTTAGCTAATAACCCGAGGTAAAATAAAGGATCTTGAAATACCCCAATTAATGAATCTCTTAAAGATTTTAAACCTTCACCTAAAACTTTAAATTTTCCTCCTAGACCTACTGCTTTTTCACCATTTTCAGATAATTTTACAGAAAGGTCTTTCATTTTTTGTTTAGCTTTGTCTATTTCAGATGAAAATCCTTTAAAACCTAGCTTTTCTAATGTACCTCCAATACCCTCTACTATCTTACCAGAAATTCCTAAACCAGAATTCATATTTTCTATTCTTTTAATCTGGCTGTCGTATGTATCATTTATATTTTCTTCAACAATACTTTTACCTTCTGCAATACTTAAAAGTTCTCTTGTTGCATTTAGCTCTTGTCTTTTAGCTATTACAGCTTTTTCATTCTTTTCAGATGGGTCTTTTTTAAATGCTTCTTGTGCAGCAGCTAATTCTTCTTGCTGTTGAGTACGTGCAGTTTTTAACTCTTCTTTTCTGAGTTTTATCTGGTCAAAGTAAAGTTTAGATTTTCTTTTTTGACTTTCTATATCAGCAACTGATAACGAATTTAGATCTGCTTGGTTATACGTCATTTGCTGCACTAAACTATCTATTCTACCGAATGACTGTCTTGCTTTTTTGACAGGGTCGTTTATTCTTTTAAGTTCAGCATTTATATCTTTTACTATAGATCTAGTAGCTCCTAAAGCCCCTGTAAAGGTTTCTAATTCTGTGTTTGCTCTTTTGATAGATTTGTTAACGAAATCAATAGCTTTATCTACCGAACCGAATTGAGCAGCAATTTTTTCAGGGTCAGTTTCTCCTTCAAAGGCAATAGTAACAGGATTACCACTTATAGCTGATATTCTCTTTTCAATTTCATTGAGTTGATTAATCAGCCTTTGTAGTTCTCTAGGATTTGGTGTAGCCATCGTACAGTTTTATATCTTATAAATAGTTAAAGATGAAGTTATGATCTTTTAACTGTATAGGAAGGTTTCTTTCCGGATTGAGCTGCTGTTTTAGCGTCTCTTACCCAAGAAGGTGTAGTGGATTTATTTTTAGATCTAGATTTATTAGACTTATTTACCTTATCGTAATGTTCTTTAAGTTTTTGGAAAGTAAATTTTCTAAGCCATATAGGCATATTGTAAACGGTCTCATAGTCGTAACCACCTTGACCGTTAAAAACTATTTCGTGAATTTGAGTAAATACTGCTGATCTATAATCTGAAGTCAGGCCAAAGAAAGTTAGCATTGATCGGAATATCGAGATCCTCCTCTATCCCATCTGCGAACTCATGAGAGATCGTTGTGTTTATTCCAGGCACAGTTTTACCATAATACTCTCTGAATGCTCTTGCATCTTTAGCAAGAAAACCATTGTCTACAAAATCTCTTACAACTGATCTTTCAGTATTGCCGTTAATTGAAAGTATCATATGTTTCATTCTTACTGATAAGTCTTGAGTAAGAGAAGGTGAAATTTTCTTTAAACCTTTTATTTCTCTTTGTATCTCCTTTTCATCTTTTTGAGTTAATAACTTAAACGTAATTGTATTGTCAGTAAAAGGGAGCTTAAAGGTAAACTCGTTCTTTCCGTCAGTAATTAACTTTGGATCGAGATCTTTATTTTTTAAAGTTGTTAAATCAACTTCTATATTTTCACCAGCATAAGTAAAAGAGTAATCTTTTCCATATCCTAATATTCTACATGCTATAAGTAAAGCATCTTTATCTCCTATTAGTAAATCGTTATAATTTACTTTTGATACTATAAGTGATTCTAATAATTTATCTACAACTATACCTTTTTCTATATAGTTCTGATTGGTAAGTATATCCTCTTCTTTAGCAGTCATATATTTCATTTCTATTTTTCCGTCTGCTAAAGGTGAATCCTTAGGATATAATAAACCTTTTGATGGTAATTCTACCTGTTCGGTAGGTAATGTAAAGTTTGAGCTCATAAAATTTATTAAGTAAAACTAGTATTTTATATAAATATAAGAACTTTTAAAATGGGATCCAACAAAAAAAGAGGGTTTATTTACCCTCTTCTTTCCTTAGTTTTGTTATTGCTTTTTGCCATTTCTTTTGGGCCTCTTCTAGAGTTAAGTCTCCAGCTTCGAGTTCTGCACGTATATCTAAGTAAATCATATACTTGGCAGTTGCTTCATTATCCTTAGCATGTAATGTCATCATTCCTAGAATGAGTAAGGCAAATGCTAGGATTATCCTAATTTTGCTTAGTATTCTCATAATATATAAGGATTTATAATAATAAATAGTTAAGATTTCTTAAACTTCTCTTAAACTTGCCTTAATATTATATTAATATAAGAAGAATTTATGGGAAAAAAAACCCTCCGAAGGGAGGATTCTTTAAGTTTGGTATGTAGTGTAGCGTGATTAGAAGTTCAATACGCAGTAGTCCATTGCAACAGTGATTGAAAGTTCTGCTGTTTCAT